AAGTAGACTGAGCAGTAGGACTTTTACGAATAGCTCCTATAAGAGAAAGAGAAGTATTAGCTTCAAAGAATAATCTAAACTGTGACTTTCTTCTTACAACAACAGCTTTAAGTTTTGTTACATCTTCATTGATTGAATAGTTTTCAAAAGTTTTTTGTATTTCTCTGGATACAGTTTCAAGTTCAACGTCACCAATTCTATTTGTACCTGATACTGGACGGATACCATCCGGCCCCAAGAAAATAATATCACCACCAAATTCTACCACACTATCTGATGCTACGCAACCCAAGTCATTAGTAACATTTTCAAGTAAGAAGTTAGAGTAGTTATCCCCTACTAATCTTTTAATAGCATTTTGACCAAAGATATATAGTTGATTACGAAACCCAATAATTTGAGTAATAGAAAAACCTACATTAATTACCCCAGCACCATTAGCAGGATCAAAATCTGTATCATTTAAAGGAGAAGAAAAATACAGATTAAAAGGGTAAGTGGAATCCCCTGCTAAAAACAAATGGTTTGCAAAGGCACTAGAAAACTTTGGTGCAGAAGGTGCATTTGCATGGTATAACTTTACGTAGTCTGTACCATTATATTTAGCAGCTTGATTTACACCATCAGTAAGTATTAGTACTTCTTCAAACCAGTTATGTTTTGAAAACCTTACAATGTCTATATCAGTGAAGCTAGGGTTAGTAGGTCTGTACTCACCTGCACCAGAACCTGCTGTAATGTTTCCTGTAACAGCACCACCTGCAGCTATCTGTGTAATAGTTTTAAAATACTTTGTACTGCTTATAGTGACTGCACCGTTTGGTCCTGCTAAAGCCTCTGTTTGTGCAATATCAGATGAGTCTGTTCCTGTTATAGTAAAGGTCACACCAGAGTTATCATTACCTGCCAACCCAGTTATAGTTAGTTTTCTTGGTTGTAATGAAGCAGCAGTGTAAAAGTTAATAGCCCCACTATCTGCTAACGCACCATTTAAAGTAAGATTAGCTGCTCCACCTGTTGTTTGTGCAGCACATACTCCATCTGGATCATCTGCTACAAAAGAACTGTCTACTGCATTCCACCCAATAACAGTGGGTGTTCCTACTACAGTGCTTGAGTGAGTAGATGTTCCTCCTGTTAAAACATTGCCAGAAGCATAAACAGAAGAAGGTAGTCTACCAAAGTTTAATACTATAGAATTACCTGATCCGTTAGCTGTCTTAGAAATAACAGTAGCAGTAATACCTGTACTAGAGTTGTCGGAAGAACTTACTACAGCAGTTACAGTTTCACCTATAGTAAAACTAGCAGATTGATTATCTGTTACTACTACTGTGTAATAATGATTGTACCAATGTAGGTAGTTACTACCAGAAGAAGGCTCACGTGTGGCAAAGATACCTTGTTTTATTTCCCCATTAACAGCAAGACCAAGAACTTTGCCTGTACCAGAGACTGTCCCATAACCATTAGAAAATCCACTAATGCGTCTATACCCACCTTCTAGTGAAGGCTCCATATTAATTAGGCTTACAGCACTTCCCGGCATTTGAGCAGATTGTGTAAGAGGATCAACATTAGTTACAAGACCCCCGGCACAAACTGCAGCAAATGTTTGTAATTGATCTGCCATATTATATTACATTAGATTTAAAAACAGAAGTTCCACCAGCAGGAATTAGCATGGTAGAAATAACATTTACAGATTGATCTACAAAAAGTCTTCTCATCATTTTTATTCCGTCTTGAAATTTCTTTTTGTGAAGTTCTGAGGATTGATCATTAGATCTAAAACTCATCATATACATCATTGCACCATCAATAACTACGTGTTTAAATCTATCAGGTACTACTGCTGTATCACTATATGCAACTAAGTCTGCTGGATATTTCCAGTACCTGTACTCTACTACGTAGGAGTCATCTGGAATAGGCGTAACACCAAACTTAGTATCTTGTGTCATGTAAACATTTAAAGGGTTAGTATACCCACCTGTACCACTAGTATCCTCTATACTTCTATGACTAGTTAAATACTGATCATAGGTAATAAGGTTTAGTTTTTGTGGGCTGTTATTTTTAGAAGTAAGCTGTTTAATATAAAAAGTATCCCAATCAGCTTTAGAATAGTCTGCAGGAAAATCGTAAACTTTTGTTCCCGAAGATAATGTTTGTTCATATGTAACTAAGGTAAAAGGCCACTCTTGAGCATCTTGTAAAAGTTCTCTTAAGGAAGAGTTAATAGCATCTTTTGCTAGTGCTTGCACATTCTTAACCGAACCAAAGTCAGCTTGGTCAATTTGAACCTCGTTCAATCTTCGCAACAGTTCATTGGTTAAGTTAATAAAAGTAGACATTATCTATCCTTAGTGTAGAAACAAGGGGCCAGCCTAAAGCCAGCCCCTTATGTGTATTTAAGCTAGGTAGTCACGATCTACTTCATTAGCAGTCATGTCTTGACCCATATCAGAACAGTCCATCATAACTGCCCAGATACGCAACTTGCCTGTACTTACTGCACCACCAGAAAGTGTAGCAATAGTCAGATCAATGTTGTCATCTGCAACAGCCATTACGGGCTGGTATGCTGCTGGATTTTGTGCAACAACAGCAGCGGCTGAAGTAGCATCAAAGCCATCAACAAATACATCAGCGTCAACCATACCAAGGTCCACAGTGAAGGTAGAACCATCACTAGCAGTATCTACTTCGATACCTGCATTAAGAACCATGTTCCCTTTAGGGACAGCAATTACTGGAATGACATCAGATGCTGCAAGAGCAGAACCTTTGTCAGACAAAGCAGTTGCTAGGTTAAGTACGGTTTGCACCATGTAAGGATTACGGCCACGTTGTGTGTTACCACGTGCCGATTGAAGTGTATTATCACCAAGTGCCATGTTTTATGCCTCCCTTACGCTGCGTTATAACGGGCGGTAACGATTGCTTCTGGACGAAGAATCTTACGACCGTATAGATGCATACCACGAACAATGTCAGCAAAGCTGTCAGGGTCACGATATGTTTCTGTTTTATTGATCTGCTCGGCAGTTGCTACAGCAGAATCATGTCCAGCTACGATAACACCAAAGTTAGCGAGTTGGTTGGCAGTACCAGTAGTACCCGGTCCTGTACCTACCGCTGGTAGATTAGACGAGGAATATACACGGAAGCCGTGGAAGTTGCTAATGGTCAAACCATTACGCAGTCCACCTGATTCACCAAAATCTGCATTCATGAAACGTGAATCTTCATCAGCAAGAATTTCCATGAATACTGGATCAACTACAATCCAACGGCCTTGTTTGTCAACTTGCTGTTGATCAAGCAAACGAGCCATACGAGCAACAACCATTGCTGGTGAAGCCGTAGCAGTTGGAAGTGCAGTAGCACCGGGCAAACGTGCAGCCAGAGGAATAGAGTGTGTTCCTGCAGAGCTTGTAGTGATGTTGCCAAAGTCATCCTTATGCAGTTGCATAGAGGAAAGCAGTTCGTTAGAACCAGCAGTTGATACTGCTTTACTACCATTAACAGTAGTATTCAGTGCAGAACCTTGGGTGTGCAAAGAAGTCTGTTTGTAACCAGACATATACGCAAGAACTTCTTGGTCATGTTGGTCAGCAAGACGGTATGCAGCACGATTGGTTGCAAGGTCCATAAAGTTGACGTGGCTGTGAGCTTCTTCAATGTCATCCATTTTGAAAGCAAAGTAGTTAGCCTTGTCTACTACCAAAGAAAAATCCTCGTCATCCAAGTCTTGTGCTGTGACAGTAGTGCCACGTGCATACTCAGATACCGAAATTTCTGGTTCTTTAATAATTTTAACGGTATCACCTTGAGCTGAAATTTCACCGAAATAATCAGAGTTAGTAATATCGCCACATACAGTACTCTTGCGGAAAGCAAGCTGTACTTTTTTGGAATAGATGATGGGACTAAAGTTACCGTTTGGTAAATTCCCATGACCTGATGCGGTTGTAAAAGCCATAATAAGTCCTCCTATAAAGTTAGGCTTTGTTGAGCCAAACATTATCTGAAGAGGCTGATTCTTTTCTAGGGTGCATACTAGGATTAACTGGCCGGTTAATCTAAGTACGGGCCTATACTTAATACAGGTAGTCTTAGTGTTTTGTTTGAGCTTTAGTATGGGGGATTAGTACAGAAGGTAGACCTAATGGTGGCTTCTGAATACTAATCCCTAGTTATACTAACAAAATTATATTTGTCAAGTATATATTATCGTGCATTACCAGATAAATCGTAAATAAATTTACCTGTTTGTATTGCTTTAGTTATTGCTTCTTCTTGTTTCTCGTATTCTTGTGCAGACATACGAGCAATATCAGACTCTTTAAATGAGCCAGATGTGTCCTCTGCATCAACAGAAGCCCTAGAAGCTTTCTTAACAGTGCCAGCAGCAGCTTTACGTTTTGCTGCGTAGTCACTCTTAGTCATACCATTGTCTACTTTATATAGATCAATGACACGAATTACTGAACGAGCATCGTCCGAGTTTTCATAAAGAGCATCTTGTACCCACTTAGGTTGCTCATCAACCCAGTCATGAAACTGGTCTGATTCTCGTAGTTTGTCAAAATCAGGGTGAGAATCACGAATGTCTTGCTCTGCAGAGGATCGGGATATTTCAGCTTCTTTAGCATCCAGTTTTTGTAGGCGGTCTTCTGCTTTACTAAACATTTCTTGAGCTTTTTTAGCAGCAATAGTTTCTACAATGCTTGCTACATCAGGATATTCTTTTGCCCATGACTCAATGTCTTCATCTGATTTAGGGGGCCGAATGTTTTCTTGACCTAGACGAGCTTCTAGTGCAGCAAACTTTTCTTCCCAGTCTTTTTCTTTTTGTTGCATGTGACGCCGTACATCACCATAACGTTTCTTAAAGGACTTTTCCTCACGGCTAAGGTCTTTATCTTCAACCTCTGTCTCTTCTTCAGTAGCTTCTACTACTTCTTCCTCTTGGGTCTTACCCTCAAGTTCTTCAATTTCTTTTTCAGCTTCCTCTACTCGTTTACGATTACGATTATTATGATTAGGGTTTACGAACCCTGCTGTTTTTGGTTGTTCCATAGTTTGTAGTTCAGGCATATTATTTCCTTATGTTGGGGCCAGCCGTAGCTGGGTAGCCTTATTGTTACTTCTTCTTCTTTCGTCTTTGTACTAAGCCTCCTGTAGCTCTTCCGCCGGGGGAACCTGTATAGCCTCCATAGTCAGTGTCATCTTTTTTTCCTCCATAGCTACCACTAGAAGAAGTAGTATTTTTATTAGATTTTTTAGAAGGTTCAGACCACCTTTCCTTAGTCACTGGGGTAGATGAAGGAGACGGCATAGAGGACACAGGTTTTGCACTACTAGAAACACCTGAAGGCCTACTCCCATCACCTCTTCCTATATTACCCGGCCCTTCAGATCTGTCTTCTTGCTCTTTAAGTATTGTTTGAACAAATACTTGTTCTTCTGGACTAGGAACATAAGTTGATTCTTGTTCTCTTTGAAGTCTTTCCCTTTCAATAGCTCTAGATTTTGCATAAGCATCTTTTCTACGAGCCGCTTCACCTATATCACTTCCTGTAGCATCTTCCCAATCATCGAAATCTATATCTTTAGCAAAACTATCTTTATACATATTACCAGAAGCAACTAAATTATAGCCAAGGCTATCAAGAGTTTTTTGCATATTATCTGCCCAAGGATTACCTTTTTCGAAACCCTCTGTTTTGAAAGCTTGATTTATTTCAAAAGTTGCCCTTGCTTTAGCTATACCATTAAGATCATCAATTTTATTAGCAACACCCATAGCCAATCCCGCACCGGGAACAAGAAGCGAAGCTAGCAAAGATTCTTTTTTGTATTCACCCCTAGCTAATTGTTTTTCAATATAACTTTTAGGGTCTGTATAAAAATCCTCATCGCCTTCGTACCAACTTTTTTTAAGTCCTTCTTCTTCTTCTTCAGGCTCAGGGTCTGGTCCTTCACTTTCTTCATAACGATAATTAGGATCAACTACACACATTAAACCATTCCACATCATACCTTTTCCACAACCACCTGCAGGTTCAACTGGGGCTGCAACGTCAGTAGGAACAGAAACAGGTGTTGGAGGTTTTACACCAAAGTCAGGGTTGTATGTTTCAGGCTCAAAGTATGTTCCTCCTACTGTCCTAAACCTATTAGGATTAAACTCTCCTGTTGCAAGTACGCCTTCTGCAGCATTAACTACAGGATTAGTTGTTTGTGCAGGGGAGTTTTGTTTTTGCATTTGTTGTGGTTGTACTTGAGCATTTGTTCTAGTAATAGAAATACCACGTTTTGCAAGCTCTTGCATAATCTCTGGTTTTTGTTGGGCTAAAGCAGTGACTTGACTGATGATTTGATCAATCTTAGTGGGATCAGAGAAAAGACTTTGAGCCATTCCACCTGATGCAAACCCTACTTCCATACCCATACCATTAATACGTTGATTAACTAAAGGATCATTTTGTGCAGTATAGGCTATCTTATCCATAAGACCACCCTCAGCTACACCTGTAACTAACATTTGCTCTAAACCTGCAAGGTCAGCTTCAGTCAAACCTTGCTGTGGCTCAATAGGTTCACCACCTATTCTACCATCAGCATCCATCTGTTGCAAGCCCATTTTTGCTTGAGTACGTAAATCCTCAAAGAATTTTACACCGTAGTAACGTACAACATCAGCAGGTACAACGTACTCACCTTCAGATAAACGTGCAGGTATATCATCACGTACTTCTTTAGGTAGAGAGCCGGGAGGTACATCATTACCTGATACTGGGTCTCTTGTTTCTGCTTGTCCAAAGCTCATTTCCATTTGGTCTTTCATTGC